TGAAGAATACTGTTTCACCAACCTTCATGCGCTCTGTGGACATTTCGGATTGGTAGTCGTGAAGACGTGCCCCTTTTGGCAGAACCTTCATATATTCATTGAAAAACCCGCCGTAATTCGTGCTGCCTTTACCAAAGTAAATAGCGGGTTGGTTTTCAATTTTAACAGGCGAACCGTCTAAGGTATGACCGTCCATTGTAACCAAGCCACGAACCACACGCCGTTGGCAGTCTTTATATTTCTGCCGCAATTCTTTATCTTCGGCACGAACTTCCCACTCAGGCATTCCACACGCTATACCGCCAGCCGTATCACGGGCTTCATCCCGTAAACTGTTACAGACCAGAGATTTGGTAAGCTTATCGTCTTCCCATAGATAATACTGAATGTGCGCCATAAGAGGCCTGAACAAAGGCTTCTTTGCGTACACAATACCTTCGGGCATATGGAGCCGAAACTCGCCACGGGGCATTACGTTTCCGTCATCATCATCTGGTGAATGCTGGTGATCAAATTTTGGCACACGAATTAGACCGTCACCAGAATCACCGCCACCTGCGGAGCCTAAAATATCGGAGAATTGTTCTAACTCGTAGCCATCAACTGTTGTTATATCGTTCATCTAGGAACCTTTCTTTATTGGAATTTATATTGTGGCACAATTAAGTGGCACAAGTCAATCATATTCGACTTGATCCAACCAATTTTTGCCGCCTGATATTTCGATTTCTAAGGGCAGAGCGAAGGTATAATTCCAACGCTCTTCAGCCTCTTTAGTTACGTCCACCATAGCCCATGTCAGGGCTTCTTTGACTTTCTCAAGTTCGCCGGGATAGACATCTGAGACAATTGAGTCATGGACGGTGAGTATCAGTTTAGAACGTAGGTTAAGTTCTCTGAACTTGCGAAGCGCACGAACACAGGACAGTAGCATCAAATCTGCCGCAGAGGATTGCACAGGGTAATTTACGATCTGCGTGTAGTGGCTGGTACGGCCCCCACGCTTACGAACTACGTTAGGCCAAAAGAACTGTCTGCCCGATGGGATCTGCACAATACCGTTCTTTAGAACCCCGTCTGCAAGCCTGCGGTGATACGCACCAAGACCTTCATAGATCTCAAAAAAAGTTGAGAAATATGCTCTGACGTGATCTGCTTCTCCAGCACCCAATCCCCCATAAATCGGCGCAAAACTGAATTTCTTAGAAGCCTGGCGGCGGTCTTTTGTCACTTCATCTTCACTGCACTGGTAGATGATAGATGCAGTCTGTTTGTGTAGATCCTTGCCTGTTTTAACATCAGATATAATCTGAGGGTCACGGGATAATTCCCCAGCCAAAACAAATTCAACAGAACTGAAATCAGCTTCAACTATGGTTCCGTTTTCAAATCTACTAACGACAGCCTTACGCACAGGAAACCCACGCTTTGGGGCGTTCTGCATATTTGGCGAAGTACTAGATAGTCGTCCTGTTGCAGTGACGTGCTGGGTAAAGTTGGTATGCAGAATTCCATCTGCCCGTGTCCAATTTTCAAAGCCCTTAACGAAAGAATCTAAATACACACTGACTGCGTTAAGCCTACTGCTCTTAGTCAGGAACTCAACGGCGGTATCATTGCCCTTGGCCTCTGCCTGCGAGATTAAACGCTGTATGGTAACCTTATCGGTCTTAAATCCATTGATAGAAGCATCAGAGGGCATGGTAGGGTTAAGACGTAAGCCTGCTACCTTACCAGTAGACTGATAGAATGCCCCTACTCCTGCACAGGAAGGGCATTTAGATAGATTCTTATAAGGCTCACCTTGAACACGGTACTTCTTACCGTTCTTTTGGCGGGTTTTCTGTTTATACTTCTGTATATACGCCCTACCATCACAGGCATCACAACAAATAGCATTGGTTTTATATACAACCCGTGTAGTAGCCCTTACCGCAGCGTTAAACTGTGATCTGTTCATTCTAGGCGGGAACAGGGGCTTGTTGTTGCTGTCTGTACCTATATTCCAGACCTGTTGGTGATCATCACGATCAATGACCTCACGGCTGTAGACAACCCGTGTCATATCCTGCCCACTGTTAAGATTTATGACGGTATCACCCATCACTTGCTCAACAATTTCTTCTAGGCGCTTGGTTAATTCTGCCTGCTCTGCAAGAAACTCTTCTTTGATTTCTGCAAGTACATCCAGATCGACTTTGATGCCGTTGCTTTCTATCTCAACAAGAAACAGAAGCATTTCGTTTATAAGCTTAATCGTTTCCTTTAACGATTGGTTGCTTTCATGGGCTAGATCATTCTGTTGGGCCAGATATATCTCAGCGCATGAAATAACATCCGCTTCTGCATACTCCAGTACAGTATCCAAAGGCATTGCCTCAAAGCCTGTACCGCTCTTAAACAGTTCATCTACAAGATCTGATTTCTTGCGGGTAACATCCCTGCGCTCTGCAGTATCTTTAAGCGATAATTCTTGCCTCTGGCCTTTTGCCAGTACATATTCGCAAAGCATCGTGCAGAATACGGTTTCTGGTATGTCGAAACCCATAGCAATGAGCCAAGCAACATCGAACTTGGCATTATGCGCTACTAGCACGTCAGCCTGTTCTAACGCATGTTCTAACGCCTTACGGCTATCAGGAGTTTCTATTTCATTGTGATAGAAGACAAGGTTAGTCACCTCGCTTACTGTATCCCACCCAATAAAACCAAAGTGTGCTGAGACACACTTATTCTGTGGATTGAAAGGACTGTTATCAATCTTGCCATCAATTTTATTAACGGTGGTTTCTAAGTCGAGTACTAAGACTCTCATACTTTAAAGCCTGCCAGCTTTGCGGCAATCTTGGTTTGGTTGAGAATAAAGGCGTTGATCAAATCAAACTGTTCATCCAACAAATCCTTAATCTCAGGGGATGGGGCTTTCTTATACTCTGCTTTGTTCTTCTCAAGCAGTTCATAGAATTCTTTTAAATCATCCTCACTCAGCATAGCGGCTCACCTCTGGTAGAATTACGCATTGAACGCAGCCGTGATATCCGCTGAGTTTGTTCTTACTGATGTTTAGAAAACGATCATGGTTGGGTGAGTTATCATCACCATCCCCGTTATGCTTACCGATACCTATGATAAGATCTGCCTCTGCAGCCTTGCCTGTCTTACTGCCTTCAAGCATAGAGAAATCGATACGGGTACGGCCCTCTGCATCTGCAGACGCTTGGCTTACACCTAGCAGGGCAGCATCGTGTCGCTTGGCTAATTCCCGCAGTGATCTATAAAGTTCACGAATACGCTCATGGCTGGCATTGTAGTTACCAGCAATATTTATCTTATCGGCTTGGTCTACAATTATGATATCAGGCTTAATCTTTTCACAGTATGAGTTGATTGTATCCAGATCCCATTCTTGCACGTCTTTCATTATCAGGCGGTCTTTGATCGACAGGTATTTACTCACAGCTAGATCAGGATTGTCGGATATCTGCTCACGGGTCATACCTGAACAGGCTTGTATTGCCCTCAGTTTAGTACGGGTGGTTTTCTCTTCGTTGCCTAAGTAGAGAACCTTTGCACCTTGTTGGCAAAAGCCGCCAGGGCCTGCAACTATACTAACAACAAAAGCAGACTTACCTGTTTCTGGACGGGCAAATACTATTCCAAATTCCGCTGGCCCAATTCCATAGACGTTACGGGCAAGCGTTTCGATGTTAAATTTCCAGCGGTTTTCATCTGAGGTTTCCGCTAGTAGTTCATAAATATCGTCGGTAGTTGGCTCACCAAAGTTATCAGGCATATAGCTGTCTTTGATGCGCTCAAGTAACGACTGCAGGCGTGTCATCGCAGACAGATCGCCCTCAGACATATTCAAGCCAAGATTGGCAATGTCTCTACCGATCTCACGCCGCCATAGGTTCTCAATTATGTCATTAGCTATGTCAGGGGTGATAGGATCTGCATACTTAAGTTCATCAATTATATCACGAAAGTCACCAATCTCTGAAGTAGTGGCGACAGGGTTTTCAGATAACCAGATTCCGTAAAGATCATCTGGAGTTATATCCGTATCGTACTTGCTATGGGTTTCACCAAGAAGATTGTATAAGCTTCCAGCTTCATCTGAAAATATTGATCTTCTTAGCCGGGGCTTTGTGCTGTTGTAACAGTCTTTAGTTAATAATGTTTTTAATAATTGTATTTCCATTCTGCTCTCCCTTGCTCTGTGGCATAGTTAGGGGCAGAGTAATAGCAGAATTTGGACATAAAAAAAGCCCCAATCTTTCGATCAGGGCATCTTTCTTTTAAAACTATTCTAAAACAGGGTGTTAGCTGTTCCTAAACTTCATGGACTTGATGTCAGGGGTTTGATCACCTCTGCGCTCTTTCATATCCACTTGGTGAAATACAACACGCTTGTTGCCTTTCACAATAGAAGCAATAGCCTCTTGTAGTTTCTGTTGCTCTTCTGCAGCCTCTAAGAAACCACCCTCAATATCGTAGTCTATAACTACAATCCCTCTAGCCTTCATTTTATACCATTCCTTTAGTTTAACGTCGGTACTGGTGACTTCGACGAATACTTGTTTATGCAGCAGAATGTCTGCGCATTTATGTTAAAATTTAATTTTGGTCAAGCTGTTGGCGGTGCAATAGAAAAATAATAGGGCACACACATATCTTCAATGCTAGGGTCTTCGTTCCACCACTTAAACTTAAATAAGGGTTTAAAATGATGAACGCAATTTACAGTTTGGTTCATCCCCGAATGACAGGCAAGAAGATAACCCCAAGTATATACTGAGTTTATCTTAGCAATCTTTGGATCTCTAATACGTGTCAACATTTTTAACAATCTCGCTTATCTTGTCGGGTGATAGATACTTGAGATCTACCCTAGTTATTCGTACCTGAGAGTTATACCCAAGTACGCCCATCAACGACACTGCCTTAGCACTTGCGTCATTGTCAAGAACTAATGTTACTTTTTTATAATTACTAATGGCTCTTTTAATGCTTTTAGTAATGTTTGTACCTAATAGGGCAACACCAGTGAGACCCGTTACGTTTGATACCGCACATGCAGAAGCTACATCTTCAACCAGGATTGCATGATCCCCGATACCTACATGTATTCCTTTAGATAGTTCACCGTAACTCCACCACTTAGCACGTACAGGCCGCATAGAGCGTCCTACAGCGCCTGTATTGTCTTTGTTATAGAAGAGTACCCGACTTTCTTTAGGGGCATAGCGAATCTTTATATCGCCTCTAAGATATGCATCATAACTATTAACCTTTTTAAGGTAAGCTAAGGCTGTATCACTGTTTGATACATTCGTTGTGATTGTTGGAATAGGTTTAGGTTCGGGCTTATGTCTCTTGATAGCAGAACCAGATAGTCTAGCCTTTACCGCATCAAGATTACGCTCACCTGAATGTGCGCCTTTAACATTGCAGGATGCTCTATAACAATTCCATACAAGCTTACCATCAAACTTATCTAACGTGAATTTGTTCTTACCCCCACAGAAAGGACAGTCGGTTGTTATCCGACTGCCTTCTTTGATTGATAAGGTTTTAACCCATTCTACCTGCTCACGATAACTAGACATCAAAGTGATCCCCACAATCTCTGCATAGTCTTGTGAATTTTAAGGATGGGCCTAGTTCCCCTAGATACTTCGGGAATTTTGGCCCCTTGCATGTATACATTAATACAGTTGCAGGCTGGGAGATAAGTACTGGTATTGTGCAGTATTCACATAGAAAGGTAGCAGGGCTTATATAATCTTCTTTACCCTTTAAATCTTCTTGCTCTTTAGTCATGCCTTGTGCCTCTAGTTAGTTGCTATTACTAACCCTGGGCGGGTTAGCCGCAGGCTATAGGCTTTTTTATATAAGTCAAGCACATTATTATGTGGCATAGTTATGGGCCTATTTACCTTTGGTGTCTATAACCCATTGTTTTCATTGAATAGTCTCATAACCTGAAGGTCGCAGGTTCAAATCCTGCTCCCGCAACCAAAACCAATAAAAACAACGGGTTAATACCCAGAGTTAAGTATAGTACTTAAAAGTATCCGAAATCGTATGTCAAGAAATTAAATGTACTGATTCTGGATAGCTTTATACACGGCCCGCTGCCGCTCTTCATCATCCATTGAACGAATGATCTCTTTCCGAGGAACCAGAGCATCCCAGCTAACGGGGAACAACCCTCTTACAATATCGCTAATTTTATTTGCAATCACTTGGCTTTCGTATTGGCTGTCTGATGCACTTCTAAGCCCTACCATTTTCGATATAGCTTTAACCGTACCGCTCCAGATCCATCGTGCCATCATATTCTGCGGTAATACCATCCTAGCCATCTCAGGGGCTACACCAGCCTTTAGCAGGCCGTTATATGCATCCCGACAAGCATACATAGCTCGGCCTACAGGAACACTGCCCCCTATCTCTACAATGCCATCAGAACCTTGCTTAGAGTTCTTCGGACGCCCTCGCCATTGCTTTGGGATATAAAACTCAGGTTCATCATCGATATACCTACGGCTCTCTTGGTTCCACGGCATGTATTCGTGCTTCTGAAGCTGGGCGATAACAAACAACGGTGCGTAACAACGAAAGGTTACGAAGGTATGATTGAATGGGCTATGATGATTATGATCAGCTAGGTATTTGATAAGCTGCTTATCTTTATCATGCAGGATAGGCAGTAGGGGTTTTCCATCTACACCAGAGTATCCCACTGGCTCAGATTTCTTTGCGTAGGATACCCGTGCAGCATCACAGACTGAAAGGTCTGTACCGCAATGATCTACATATTCGACTGTGATTTCTGCTACCAAGGCGGCTCTCCATTTTCATCTAATTCAACTTTTCTAAACTCATATGTACGGGGAAGCTTCTTTTCTTCTTCCACCTTCTTGAGTGGCACTACACCTAACATATCTAGGTGGTATGCTAAATGCGAAAGTTCCTTACTTTCCATCAGTTTTCCTTAACTCCACACGAATTGCCTTAACCAAGTCGATCAGGCGTTCAGTCAATTGTTGGGGTGGGTGTTTAATTACACGCTGTAGTTCAGCTTCGAAGGCTGCTCTGGCCTCATTTACGTTCATTATCCAAACCTCTTGTTTATACCTGCGAGGGCTAACTTCTTTGTAGGCCTTACATAAATAGAGAGAACGTCACGGCTCTGGTGGCCTGTCACAGAACGCAATTCGTCCTCTGTACAGCCAGCCTCTGCCATTTCAGTTGCACCTGTACGTCTAAGATCTCTTAGCTGTAACTCAGAAGGTAAACCTGCAGCGTTTCTGATTCGGCAGAAGACTTTGTTATACTGCCTGCGGTCATATGGCTTGCCTGTCTTTTCGTAATACACGATCTGATCATGCCAGTTGCTTGGGGATACAGATTGCATCCGCTCTAGCAGCCGTGGAGAAGCAGGGATATCTACCCATGTCTTATTCTTCTCCTGTTCAAACCCAAAGATCTGATCACGAAAGTCCTGCCAAGTAAGCTGGCGCATGTCTCCTGGCCTCTGGCATAGGTCATAGCAAAGAAGAGCCATAGTACCTAGAGAAGGGAAGCCCATTTCATCTGCTTTATCGACAAATGCATGAACTTGCTCTGGTTCCCATAGAACAGTACGGGATGGCGTCTTTCGTAGACCCATATTTTTAAATGGATTGACTTTTGTTACCCCAAGACGCTGGCCTACTGTCCATATGCGTCTGAGTACCTTACACACATGGTTCGCACGATGCATACTTACGTCTTTGCATAGCTGTGAGTACAGATGTTCTGCATGTTTTACAGAAATATGTTCTATCAACATGTCCTGTAGCAGCTTTGGTGACTCACTAACCCGTAATCTAAGTGTACCCCGCAACAACTGGTCGTAGGTTCTTTTAGAGTTGTCGGTTAGCTTGTTCCAACTGTTAGTTTGCTTATACTGATTAACTAAGCCACCAACCGTGCGCTCATTAATATGAACATCACGCTTAATATTTCTTTTATAATCGCTGTACTGATCCGCAATACTGATTGCTTTCGCAGTAGCATCTGATTGGTCAGAAAACTGCTCATAGTAAGCACCAATAGCTTCTTTGACGTATTTAGGTGGGTTAACCACCCATATCTTACGTCCACTTTCTAATGTCTTCCTTCGTAGGTATTTTATATGCGCCATATCAGTCTCCCAAGGTTATGAGGCTGATTACACTTAACTGAGTGGCACTTATAAAGTCAAATAATAAAATAGTACTTGCATTAATTGCTGTATTAGATATATGTAGCTTCGTAGGCATCCTCCCAGCCTATGTCTCCTTGCTAGTAGCAGCCCCCGTCAATTTTTCCTTTCGTTGACGGGGGTTTTTTATAAAAAAAGACCCCGAAGGGTCTAATTTAAAACTACTTGGGCGAGAATGTATACTACACCCCTATAATACAAACTGTCTCATATTCGTCTTGCATGTCTGGGTGATAAGGAACTGCTACCGCTAAATCGCCAATAACTACAATTGCTTGTGTGTTTTTATTACTATCAATTTTATCCGAAGCATCAATTAAAGCTTCTCCAAGCTCTTTAGCTTGGGCCTGGTCTAGCACCATACGAATCTCCCTAATGTTTTTAATGTTCTCTTTTAGTTCTTTTTTTACCTGGGCGTCAATATGCACATATAGCCCCCGCACAGGTATCCTTATGATATATTACTACATAAATCAATAACTAGCTAACGCATCCAGGCAGGCATAATAAATTCTTTTTATGTGCTTTTTATTTTTGCAAATTTGCGCTTGATTGCTTTGCGCTTTTCGTTTCTATTAGGTGGCAGATCAAGGGGCGGGCTTAACCAACCCAAAAGACAAAACCCCAAGATCTGCAAAAATCTAAAACGAAAAGGAAACCAAGAAATGAAACTTTTAGACACAAGCGCAAGCAATACAAAAGTAAGAAAGAGCCAAAAGGAAAGCGGGCTGCGGATTGCAAGCCTTTCTCTTTATCCAAACGATACAATTTGCCCTGCAGCAATCTTAGCGGGCTGCAAAAAGCCTTGCTTAGTAGAAGCGGGCTTTGGGGCTTTCTCGAATGTGAGAAACGGCAGGCAAGCCAAAACGGCCTTATTCATGGAAAGCCCCGCAACATTTGTCATAAAGCTTGAACACGAAATAGACAATTTCATTTCGCTTTGTACTAAACAGGGGAAAAAACCCGCTTTCCGATTAAATACAATAAGTGATATCCCTTGGGAAAGATACGGTATCCCGCAAAATTTCCCGCAAGCTTATTTTTTTGACTATACCAAGAGCGCCCAAAGGCTGCACAATTTGCCGCCAAATTACGATATGATTTTTTCATATTCCCAAGAGCCAAAATATCAAAAGCAAGTTAAACGGGCTTTGTTAACCGACAGGCCCGTTGCTGTAGTCTTTCGGGGCTTTGTTCCTGTCGGTTCTTATTTCTTGGGGCGGGAAATTGTAGACGGTGATTTGTCCGATATCGCAAACCAAAAACAACGGGGCAAAATTATCGGGCTAAAGCTTAAAGGCAATGAAGCCAAGAAAAGCAAAAGCTTGTTTATTGTAGAGCCAAGCCAATCAAGCCCCGCCCCTTATGCAATCGCTGCAGAATAGGGGGGCTGAGATATCAAAGTATTATAC